AGTGATGACTCTATGTTTATTAGTGTAAATGCCGGTGAAAGAATGCGTATTAATAGCTCTGGTAATGTAATGATTGGTACAACTACTGAAGGTGTTGATACAGGTGAGGATTTTACGATTAGCACCTCTGGTGCTTCAGGTATGACAATACGTTCTGGAACAAGTCATCAGGGTACTATTTATTTTAGTGATGGCACATCAGGTGATGCTGAGTATAAAGGTATTATTCGTTATGACCACAATGGCGATTACATGACATTTGCTACTGCTGCTGCTCATAGAATGCGTATTGGTAGCGATGGTAGAGTATATATAGGTACAACCGATCAGATGGGAGGGATTTTAAATCTTTTTAACTATGGGGTTTCCATTGGAACTGGTGATAGTGCAAATGAGTATAGACGAATGTACTGGAACACAAGCAATAATCAACTTCAATTCTGGAATGGATCAAATGAATGTGTGATTAATTCTAGTGGTGCTTTTGTTGATGCTTCTGACGTAAACCTTAAAAAAGATATAGCTGAAATTGAGTATGGCATTGATACAGTTAAAGCCCTCAAGCCTAGAAAATACAAAATGAAACTAGACAGTAAAGAGCAAATTGGTTTTGTTGCACAAGAAATGGAAACTCAAGTTCCAGAAATTGTTTCAACAGGCGTTAATCCAGATGGAGATGAACAAAAAGGAATTTCTTATGGTCAACTTACAGCCGTTCTTACAAAGGCATTGCAAGAAGCAATAGCCAAGATTGAAACATTAGAAGCCAAAGTAGCAACATTAGAAAGTTAATAGATGTTTACATTAACAGCATTCTCTAGTAACGCTTTTGCAGAGTCAGATGCAGACATACTGTTTATTGTATCAGGAGCTTCAGCCAGTACTGCAGTAGGTTCTTTAAGTGTAACAGCAGACTGTAACTTAACTTTAGGTCTTTTTTCTAAATTTAATACTTCAGTTACAGCAACTGCAGGTGCAGTAACAGTAAGTACAACATCAAGCATAGACACAACAGTTGCAAGAGAAAGAACTGTCTATGTACCTCAAAGAAATAACGCTACTACTGTTGTTTACATAACAGAACAGCCAAGAGTTGTAGCAATACAAAGAAGACTAAATGAAAATAATGTCATATACATAGCAGAGCAAAGTAGAATGGTATATGTACCAGAAAGAAACAATCTCTACAATAAAACATATAAGGTAGCATAACATGTCTTTTAGATGGCCCAATAAAGATCCAGATGAAACACTAGACTATAGTATAGATTGGTCTAGATACCTTGGCAGTGCTACTATAAGCTCAGTACAGTGGCTTATTATAGATGATCAAAGTACTACCCTATCAGCTGCAATCACTGCTTCAGCAACTAGTATAACGCTGACTGATGCTAGTATATTTACTACTAATACAAATGACACACAGTTAAAAATTGGCAGTGAAATTCTAGAGTATGACTCAGGTGGTATTAGTAGTAATACTGTAACAGTTACAAGAGGTGCAGACTCAACAACTGCAGCTACTCATATTTCAGGTGCAACAGTTACAGGTGGAGAAGTGCCTATTATTTCATCAATACAGGTAACAGTTAATGGGCTGACTGTTCCTGCTAATACTATCTCTAATACAAATACAGTTGCTACAATAAGATTTAGTGGTGGTACAAATAATAGAACCTACAAAGTAATATGCAGAATAACAGATAGTTCAAACTTAACTTCAGAGAGAAGTGTCAGACTAAAGATTAAGGAAAACTAATGGCTTATAATTTTATTGGATTAGTGAATGAAGTCAACAGAAGACTTAACGAAGTAGAGATTGCAAATACTTCTGCTGCTTTTGTTGCTGCTACTGGCTTTTATAATACAGCTAAAGATGTTGTTAATGCTTCTATAAGACACATACAACAAGAAGAGTTTGGGTGGCCTTATAATCATATAGAAGAAGAAGAAACATTGGCAGTAGGTATAACAAGATATAGTTATCCAGAAGATGCTAAATCTCTTAGCTTAGATAGTTTTAGAATTAAACGTAATGACACACTTAATGTTCAAACTACAAAGTTACGCTCTATGGATTATCAAGAGTATCTTAATAAACATATTGACTATGAATACAACACTAATACAACTCTGAGAGGTATACCTAAATTTGTTATTCGTGCGCCTAGTGATGAATTTATTATTATACCTACTCCAGATAAAGCCTACGAGTTAGTCTATGAGTATTATAGAAACCCTATTGACTTAGAACTTTTTGATGATGTATCTAATATACCTAAAGAGTTTAAATATGTAATAGTAGAGGGAGCTATGTATTACGCTTACCAGTTTAGAGGTGATGTACAGAATGCACAAATGGCTCAACAAAAGTTTGATACAGGAATTAAACATATGCGTTCTCTTTATATTAATCGTTATGAATATCTACGCTCTACTATGATTGATAAAAATAGTATCTTGACAAATACGCTAAGAGTGATATAATGGCAACACAATGGCAGACATTTCCAATAGAGTTTAAAGGTGGACTAGTTTCTAACTTGACCCCTTTGCAACAGGGTATTCAAGCTGTTGGTTCTGCTACACAGTTACAAAACTTTGAGCCTTCTATTTCTGGTGGTTATAAAAAAGTATTAGGTTACTCTAAGTTTAACCCACAGATATTAGCAGACAGTGGCATTATACAAGGACTAGCTGTAACAAATAATACAACAACAACAACGGCTGTAGCTGTAAGAGCAGGTAAGTTCTATGAGATTACTGCAAGTTCTATTAGTGCAGCATTAGCTACAGGAGCTACAACTAGTTCTACAAAAGTAAGATTTGCACATTTTAATTTTGATGGTACAGATAGAATTATGTTTGTTGACGGTGTTAATTTTCCTGCTCATTATAGTGCAGGTTCAGTTACATTTCTTACATCTTCTAATACCTCTGACCTAGAAGATGCTACACATGTTATTAACTATAAGAACCATTTATTCTTTGCTAAAGGATCAACATTAGTTTTTAGTGCGCCTTATAGTCATACAGATTTTTCTGCAGGTAATGGTGCAGGATCTATTAATGTTGGCTCTGCTATCACAGGTTTGATTGTCTTTCGTGAACAAGTTATTGTGTTTACTTCAAACAGTATTCAAAGAATAACTGGTAGTTCTTTTGCAGACTTTACTCTTGTACCTGTAACCTTAGATATTGGTTGTACAGAAGATGACAGCATACAGGAAGTCGGTGGTGACATTATGTTTCTCTCACCTGATGGACTAAGACTCCTATCTGCTACAGAGCGTATTGGTGACTTTAACTTGAATGTTCCTTCTAATACTATTAAGAGTACCTTTGATAACTTTCTTGCAGGTAATAATAATTTTCACAGTCTTGTTATAAGAGAGAAAAGTCAATACAGAATTTTTGGTTATAAGAGCAGTACGATTGCTACTGAATCAGCTGCAGGATTATTAGCAACTAAATTTGCAGCTCAAGGCTCTGAAGGAATGCAGTGGGCAACACTAAAAGGATTTGAAGTATACTCTGGAGACTCACGTTATCTAGGTTCTAATGAAATAATTCTTTTTGGTGGTGATGATGGATATGTTTATCAAATGGAAAAAGAAGGAACTATTGCAGTAAACTACAGACAGTCTGCAGATGATGATGATCCTGATGGTATAGCTGCAAGTCAATCTGTAGGTAGTGCAACTACAATGACAATCAATGGGGCGTTAGCTTCAGGTGGGGCAGTTTCTCTTAATGATGCAAAGTTTGTTACGATTACAAGTGCTGCTAATGACTCTGCTAAAACTTTTACTGTAGTAGGAACTTCAGATGGTACAACATCCTTAACTGAAGTTATTACTGGATCAAATACTGGAACAGCTATTAGCTCTAGTGCTTTTAAAACGATTGCTTCTATCACAACTAATGCAGCTACAACAGGGGCAGTGACAGCAGGGGCAGTAGGAAAGAGTGATATTGATGCTATTTTTGTATCTCCTTTTATGCCTATTAATGACCCACAACAAAGAAAAACTTTTTATAAGTTAGCTCTTTATGTAGATCCTGAAGGATCTTTTACAACAACAGCTAAGATAATACTTGATCAAAACTTACCTAGTGTAATACAGCCAGATGTTATTTCCCCTACGATACAATTAAGTGGTACATCTTCTGTCGCTATCTATGGAGATGAAAACTATATTTACACAACATCTTCTTCTACTTCTAGCGCAGCACCAAGGTACGGCTCAGAGATGCAAAGAGAATACTCTAGACAATTAACGGGATCAGGTAGAAACTTAGCATTGAGTATTGAAGATAATAGTACTAATAAATCATTCACTCTTGACACAGCAGTAATTGAATACTCTGTTAATGACAGACTATAAAGGAAAATAAAATGGGTACAGGTTACACAAGAAACGATACATCAGGCAATATAGCTAATGGTAAAGTTATTGATGCTACAGACTTAGATGGTGAGTTTGACGCTATCGTAACAGCCTTTAGTACATCAGGACATACCCATGACGGTACAGCTGCAGAGGGTGGTAAAGTTACTAAACTGTTGGGTACAAGCTTAACACTAGGAGATGGCACTACAGGTACAGATATTACTGTTACCTTTGATGGTGAAACTTCTGATGGTGTTTTAGTGTGGATGGAAGATGAAGACTACTTTCAATTTAATGATGATATTCTTATAAATACTAATGAAAAACTTCAGTTTAGAGATACAGGTATCTACATATTCTCTAATGCTGATGGTGACTTAGACATTGTGTCTGACGGTA